ACCCGACGTTAACGACTGACCTAGACATCGAAGAGATTCGTTACCGCCTCGTTCAGCCGGGCCGCACGCTCGTCATCGACAATCGAGGCGTTGGCGACAAGCTCGTCATCCACGGCCGCCGCACTCACGCCGAAAGCGGTGACGCCGCCGCAGCGCAGTACGACATCAAAAACGGACCCGTTCCAGGGGAGTTCAAGGTCACTCCTTACAGCAACTACTCCTGCAAGATCGACTGGTCTTGCGAGACAGTCATCTCTCCCTGCGCGGAAAACAAGAACCCGTTGATGGAAAGCCCCGCTGGGGGCCAGCTCAACTCTTTGTCTTTTCTAAACATACTGTCCTTCAACTACGCAACCACGGTCACGGTCGAAAAGAATCTCACCGCCACCAAACGCATTCGCGGGGAAGTAGTGGTCGCCCGCGTATTCTCCAACACCAACCCTCGCAGCCCTTCCGAACAACGCTTAGAAGCCGCCTGCGTTAACCAGTGGGACGTGACGCTCCGAAATCACCTGACCGAAGTAGTCTTCCTTAAGCACAACCAGTTCCAACGCACCTCTGAGTTTTCTCTTTCAGAAGATAAGAGGACGCTGTCGTTCACGATCACCGACGTTGAACTAGCGACTGACAACCCTTACCCGCGCGGTATGGCGGAAATCAGCGTCACCAACAGCGTTGAGTCAGGCTTTGACTCAGGCGGGTTCAAGATTTGGAACGGAAGCCTTTCCGTCTCGGGCGAAGTCTATCCCGGCTTTCCAAAGTTCTTGCTGTGGCAAGTCTTCCAACAGACCGAGAACGCCCTGCTCCGTCACGACTACAAAGTCGAACGCGATCAGCTTTTGCGCGGAGTGATCCGAAAGATCAACACCTACAAGTCGTCGATCAAAACCGACGACACAGCTTCCCGAGTAATCAGCAACGAACTCGACAAAGTACCTGTCTACATCCGCACCAAACTCAAACTCACCGACGAAGTCTTCACCCGCAAGGGAAGCATCGAATGCCAATACCGGATGGCGGCTGACCTGTCGATCATCCTCTACGCAACCGGCATGTTTCTGCCGTTACCCAACTGGCTGTACAACCTGAGTGGGTCGGTTTCCCGTGACCTGCCGTGGGCGGCTTGGTCAGCCCACCCCAATCAACACGCCGGCTCTGGGTTCACCGCCCCGATGGTCATGGACATGGCTCCGGGGGCGGGCGCTCAGAACCTATGTCTCGCTACGTCTCTTGGGGACTTCGTACCTGCGCCTGTCCCTCTCCCCTACGTCGGCTTCGGCACGTCAGAGTCCGGCCGTCTCGCTAGCGAAGCCAACTCGGGCTATTCGGGCTACGTCGCGTACAGCGGATCGACAAACCTGTACACCGACAACAACAGCACCCAATACGCCTACATGGAGTCTCAAGACGCCCATCGCCCCCGCACCTTCCAAAACGTAGACGCGGTCGGGCAAATCGCTACCCGCATGGCGTCCATCGACGGGCTGAAGATCAATCAGTCCACCCAGCAGTACGTCGTCAATGACCCAACCACCAACCAGCCAACAGTCATCGCAGGCTCTCGTCGCACCGGCTACCCCACCTACCGGCTCGTCATCACCGGCCAAGCCGTACGTTGGGGCGACGCTCCCGTCATCCCTGAAGTCTTCGGCTTTGGTCAGCGCACTCTTACCAGCCCGTCGCTCAACGACGGTGGCCAAGTCTTGAACGCCGACCAGCTAGTCCTCGGCACCCCCATCAAGATCGGCACCGACCGCACTACCCGAAAAGTAATCGGGGAAGGCACCAATCCGGCCGACGGAAAGACGGCCTTGCTTCATCACGCTTCTTGGGTAAAACAGTACCTACTGTCGCACAACCCCACCGACGGGACGATCCTTGTCGATGGCATCTCTCTCGGAGCCGGATACGCATGAACGCTCTCACGATCACCGACATGGCTGATCCCAAGCAGATCACCGTGGCCGACAAGGACGGCAACGTCGTCTTGCAAGCAGCCAGCGAAGAACTCTACCTGTACTTGCGTGAGTGCCTGCAAGAGCTGGGCGCGGTCAACCCCAATGACCCGTCGGTCGCAGGCCGTTCTTCGACGATGATCCCCCACTTCGCCAACAAGCTGCAAGAAGTCTACAACGTCAAGCTGAACATGTACGTTGTCGCCAAGATCGTTGACGAGATCACCGGTCAGATGATGCTGCTAAAAAAAACCTTGTCCTGCGGGCCAAGCTCGCCCGAGCAGGACTCGACTGGGCAAAGCTCACCGTCGTCGAACGATTCATCGCCGTCAGCAGCCTGACAACCCTGGCGGCCGACCAGAAGCTGGAAGAAACGTCTCGCCGTAGCCCCTACACCTTTGCGTCGCTACGGCGAGACGTGATGCTCGTTACGGGGAACCGCGCCATCGCCGACAAAGCCGCCGCCAACTTCGCCGCCCAAGAAGCCCGACACCGCCTAGGCATCTGACATGTTCCAATCTCTCAAGGCGATGTTCGGTTACGTCTCCGACCGCACCCCCAAGACAGCGGGGTACGAAGGGTCGAACACGGCCCTGGTCGGCATCTGGGCCTACAACCGCAAGCGTCCCCTGTTCACCAACTGGCTGGCCCAGGCCATGTTGGCCGACCCCCACGTCCAGTTCGGGCTCTACCTCATCAAGGGCCCCATCCTTAGCGGCTCCCGCTTCCTAGTAACCTGCCAGAACGAAGAACAACGCCAGTTCATCGTCAAGCAGATCAACCGCTTCTGGACACGTTCCGCTAAGCTGGCCCTCCGCTCGATGCAGTTCGGTTGGTACGGCGCAGAAGTCATGTACCGCATCTGCGACGGCCGTCTCAACTTCGACGGCCTCATCAACCTCAGCCCCAACGACACGTCCCCCATTGTCTACAACAGCGTCTTGTCGGGCATCCAAGTCAGGATGCCGCAAACAATCACCTACCTGCCGGCCCCCAAGTGCTTCTGGACCACGCACGGCCGTGAGGTGAATCGTTGGTGGGGCCAGTCTCGCCTCTACGGCGCGCACATCCCTTGGTACGAGTACAACGCCAACGAAGGCTTCCGCGACAGCCGCCGCTTGTTCTTCTACAAGAACGCATTCAACGGTGGCGTACTGTACTACCCCCAGGGCGCAAGCACCGACGTGACCGGGGTCCGCACCGACAACCGGGACATCGCCCAACAGATCATGGACGACTTCCGCAACGGCAGCGGCATGTGCCTGCCTCGCGGCTCCGACGCCCAGAACAACTGGGAGTGGGACGCCCCCCAGTCCCAAGACGTATCCGCTTCCTTCACCGAGTATGGCAACTCTCTCCGCGACGAAGTCTGGGAAGCCCTGGGCGTCCCCCCAGAGATCGCCAAGGCCCAAGGCACAGGCGCGTACGCCGGTCGGCAAATCCCCCAGGAAGCCTTCTACTCCCTGCTCCAAGAAATCGTCCAAGACCTGATCGTTGACTACGACGAACAAGTCATCCGCCCCCTGGTCGCCATGAACTTCGGCGCTGAACACGCAGACTACGACATCGAGTGCTTCGGCCTGCTCCGCAACCTTGAAGAAGACCGGGGCAACCACAAAGACGACGCCCGCCAACCACTCGGCTCCAACGTGCAAGGCGGCGGCGACCAAACCAAGGACGCCCACCTGTCCAACCGCAGCTCGCAAGTCATGATGTCGGAACTGCTCCGCCTGCCCGCTCCCTACCTATCGGCCCGTGAGACCGGCGAAGCCCGCTTCTTCCTGAACGAAAACAGCCTCTGGACCTGCTGCGTTTCGTCCCGCGACTAGCAGCCTTTCTTTTCAGAGAACTAGGGAGGGGAAGGGCATGGCAAGGCGTCTCAAGAACCGTTGGGGCAAGCTGAGCGAACTTGACGGCAGGGCACGCATCGGCAGCCCGATCTACCAGGGCTACCCCAAGCGGCTCAAACAGCTCAGCGCTTGGCGGGCGATGCACAAGGTAGCCGGCAGCCACATGCCCGTCCGCATGGCCGGCACCAGGGCCCAGACACGCCCCAGCAGCAACCTACCGCTGCCCGCCAAAGAAGCCTTCGTCAAGAAACGGGTCTGAGCATGTACCGCCTCGGCATTGAAACGGCTTCGGGGGTCGAAGAACGCTCCCTGATCCGTCCTAGCGCTGACGACCCCAAGATTGCCAACACGGCCATCCTGCGCGCCGGCTTCGAGCCCAGCGAGTGGTGGATGCTGGTAGACGGTCGCACCTACAAGCGGATGGTGCTGTCGTCCAACAAGCATTACCTGACGCTCCCCCTTGTCGCCGGCCCCGGTCTCAAGCAGGTCTACCCCAACGGACCCAACGACCTGCCGGCGATCATCACCTACCAGAACCTCGTCTTCGTCGGCGCGTCGTCTATCGACGAGTCCGGCAAGAACGGCTTCCAATCCCTCTCCGAATCGCTAGCGGTCAACGACGCGCAGAAAATCCTGCTGAAGATGTCCGACCTACGGCACGTCTTCAAGACACAGACAACCGTCAACAAGTCTTACAACCTGCTCGAACGAGTAGAGTACGACTCGGCCGCCGACACCCAAGCCCTTCGCTTCTACGAACACTCCACCAACAGCGGCACACGCTGGACTTGGCAGACGGTTCTCGACGACTTAGTAAGCCTACTTCCCGACGCCTACACACTCGTCGGCGGTAGTGTCACCCCTCTCGACACAACACACTTCGCGCAAGCCCCCGTCGAGCCCGAAGAAGGGGAAGGGACAGCAGGGGGCGTCAACAAGGACCAGCTCTGGCGGGGGCCCATCAACCTACGCTTCTACGGCGTCAGCGTGTGGGAAGCCATCTGCCAAGTGCTCCACGCCACCGGCAACACCATCTGCCCCAAGGAAGACGGCACCTTCCTGGTCGTTCCTTGCGGAGCCGCCACCAACCACGCCAACCCCAAGACGCTCACCGAAGTTCTCAACGGCGACTCCGACCGCTTTCCCGGTTCAGACACCGACGCGGGAAAGATTGCCGCATCCGCCCGCCTGCTGTCCGCCATCAACCGCCGCCGCTCCTACCCCGTCCCCGAGAAGTACGTCGTTTTCTTCCAGAGAACTCGGCCGCAGGTCGGGGGCAGCAGCGACCCTAAATCCCCCCAAGAGATACACGACAAGGGGCCCTACTCTGTCGAGATAACGACCAGCGAACGGCTGATCGATCTTGACTCGCGCGGCATCTCCCTGATCCCTTACGCATCCGTCCGCACGGGGACTAAGCAGCCCCTCCACGCGACAGGCTTTGCTTGGTGGCGGGCCTACGAAAGCGGCTTCACCAACAAGGGGGACACGCTCGCTCAAGAACTGGCCGAAGAACTGGTTGACCGCAAGCTCCAAGCCGAGCTAGGGGACCAGTTCAGCGTCGAGCTAGCGATGTTCCCTCCCTACTTCGCCGACGTAGACTTTCCACGCATCGACCTCGACTTCGGCCGTCGTCCCCGCACCGTCTTTCACGGCACGCACAACCCCTACCAGACGCTCGACGACTACCGCCCCGCTCAAGACGAACTAGTCAACTGGCTGGTGGAACTCCCCGAAGCCCGTTGGGCGATGGTGGAGTCATCGAGCAGCGTCGCCAAGTACGCTGTAGGCACCGGCCCCGCCGTCTACCGCAACCGTGGTGACGCAGAAGGCGCATCGTGGCAGTCACTAGGAACCATCTCGTTCCTCAACGCCACCGAAGAAACCATTGGGGTCGGCAAACGCTTCCGGGTGGACTACGACTACTGGTCCGACATCTGGGTAGCGGCAGCAGCCCCGGCAAGCTCGAACGACGCTGGTGGCGGCGGTGGGGGTGAAGACCACCCACACTTCGTTGCAGTCGCCTACGAAGCCGCCGACCCGACCGACCCCTACATCACGATCAACTCGTTTGTTCGTGAGTACATCGGGATGGACCCGCTCGGTGCTCCCCCCGTCGTCGTAGGCAACCCGCACGGCCTGAAAGTCCCTGAAGGGGTTGGCATCCTCTGCACCCCTTGGAACCAACCGGCCATCCTCGACTGGGCCCCGTCAACCGCGTACACAGCAGGCGATAAGCGGAAAGCCGACCGCTCCGACATCGCCGGCACCCTGGTAGAAATCTACACCAGCAACAGCAGCCGCACGTCCTTCGCCGGCACGTTCAACGCGAGCGAAGCGGCCAACTGGACCAAGATTGGCGCCTACGAAGCCGACGCCGCTTGGAAAGCGGTGATGGTGGAAGGGAGTGGCGACCACCTGTTAATCGCCAAGGTGACATCTGGCTTTGTCAGCCTGACATCGAGTTTCGGCGTTGACGACGTGAGCGTGCTGGTAGGCCCCCCCTTAGCCGTGGGGGTGACCGACGCCCTCGACAACGGCTTCGCCCCCGAGATCGACGACCTAGTCTTCCTCAAGCCGACGGGCATCCCCGACGAGTGGAAGATCGTCTACGTCATCACGGCGTCGAACGGTTCCGACAACACCAAAGTTGTTCGCATCAAGTCGAACACGATGTCGAGCGTATCAGCGGGCGACGACGCACTGAGCGTAGCCACCATCAGCGGCGTCGGAAAAGTATTCAAGGCCGACCTGTTGACGTGGAGCGGCACGGCGTGGAGCGTCGGCGCCGAAGTCCGCGTCTTGCTCTCTCCCGCCAAAGCAGGATCGACTCCCAAAGCCAATCATCACCAAGTCCTGCTGAGCCAGTTCATCGGGGTACGCACCGAATCGAGTGTTGACTACGACCTGTACGCAGCGGGTGAATCGGGCGCTAGTGGGGCGGTCACTCCCTGCTGGATCACCACGGGGGCGGCCAAGGCGACCACCTCGGGCACCACGATTACCTGCACAACGGCAACCGTGTACCTCGACACGATTGGGTCAAGCGACGCCCAGCGCGTACCCGCGTCCGCAGGAGAGACGGCTTACTGGGACGACCCCGCATCGGCCATCCAGATTGCTTCCGGCAAAGCACGCCGGGGCTACGTCGTCCGTACGTCACTCGGCACGCTCGACATCCTTTGGGTCGGCTGCAAGGAATACACCTGGAGCTAGGCAATGGGGCAGCAAGGGCGCGGGCGCCGGTATAGCGTCGTCGAAACCGACAACGGGGCCACCAGCCTGTACGGCTGGGTTGGGGGTGGCGGTAGCTGCGCATGCGGACTGACGCTGACTCGCGTCCCTATGTTTATCGAAATCCCCGAGCCGCCGCCCGACCTTATCAACGAGGACTACCCCCACGCATCCTACCAGCGAGACGAAATCCGTAAGAGAGTGCTTGCACAGAACACGCTGCGGGCGACGCTAGAGCCAATCGAGGAAGGGGGCGTGACCTACGTCCCGCACTCGGTCGCCGGCTCTCAGTTCGCCAACGGCGCGGCGATGGAGCCCGCGCAGCGCAACGGCGTGTGGTATCAGATCAACTACATCCCCCAAGGCTCGTGCAATACCGACGACTTGGTGGCCGGGCTCGCTTACGTCCGCACGCACAAGACGACCAAGGGCGAGCAAGAATCCGCCGCCGACCGAGAAGACGCCATTTTCGAGCTGGAGGCCGCGTGGCTTATCAAGGAACCGGCCGGCGACTTCATCAAATGGGACGAAGAGTGGAAGCTCTGCCACCATTACGACTGCGGCGTTCCGGCCCGCAAAACGCTTGTCGGCCCTGAGCATTTCGTTTGGCAAATTCGCCGCGGCAACTACGCTTCGGACGGAACCGTAACGGCTAACTTCGACACGAACACGCTTGTCGTGTGGGGCTACAACCAAGCAACGCCCACGGTCTACACCTGGACTAACCCAGAGCGTAGCGCCCGCGTTTCGGAGAACAGCACGTTCTCGGCCCTCTACTTCGACGCGCACGCCTTCCCCTACGCGCTCTGGACAAAGCTCGAAGAAGAGACGTTCCCCTTCTCGGAGTTTCCCGACGACCTGGGGGACATTACTCGCCGGTTCCGCTGCGCGAAGGCGACGCTCGGAAATCCGCCTACCGTCAACGAGCAGTTAGCGTCGAATCACGGGATGATGGTCCGCAACGTCCGACGGCCGTTTTCGTCCGACCCACCGATCACGGCGGCAATGGTTCACACTTACTGCTACGACATCGGGTTTTACGGGCACGTAATCCCCGACGTGCCCACGAACGATCCGCCACCGAACGACACGGAGAAGCCGTTCAAGCACCCTGAAACGTACGGCGCCGAAGCAGCAATCGTTCCCAACAGCAACTACGACTGGGGTTGTGATTACATCCTCGGCCGGCAAACGTCCAACTACGGTGCGTCTGCGTCAGACATTTGTAATACGTTCGACTGCTTCTTCGGTGTGAGCAGTCACCTCAACCGCTCCAACGAAACGCTCTCGGCCAAAGCGAGAGACACGCCGGGCACGGTACACGCCCCCTCAGTAGGAGAAGCGGCGAGAATCTACCCATGCCGCACAGCAGCGAGGCACGCAGCGCGGGGGATAGACAACTCAGGCGTGGCAATCCACTTGATTCTTGCCGACCCAAGCGGCCCGACGCCGGCGCAATGCAACGCTTTTCTTCACAGCTTGGTGGTAGGCGTGATAAGCCCGTCCGCGGGAGTGACGCTGGACGCCGACGAGACGATGGTCTGTCAGTTCTCAGGGCTCAACGCGCAAGTGCCTATCAGCGCCGGCGACACCCGCTTCGGCTTTGCCTTGTTCCAACGCGCTACGATTGACGTAGGCGATGAACGGGGAGAGATCACTGATTGGTTTAGCAACTACGACGCCGCGTTGGCGGCAGTACCGACATACAACGCGATCCATCCCGAGACGGCGGGCGAGTATTGGTCAATCCCGCTCGGCCAGTGGTACGCGAACGGCGACCCGGCGCCGCGAGCGGGCATATTAGCTTACAGTGGCCAAGCCGACGACTTGATTGACTACGCTAACTAACCCTAACCCCAACAATAACCATGAAACCAGCACGCAAGACATTCCTGTACGTCTTTTGCCACCTGCTGGCCCGCAACGAACTGTTGTATAGCAGCGGCAAGAAGCCGATGACGGACGAAATCCTGCTCATCGAACTGAGCAACTTCGACTTCGGCCGCAAGGTCCGCCGCGTCGAACAACTGATCGACCCCCAATCGGTCAACGTGACCATCGCCAAGCTGCGTGGCCAGTTCAACCGGGGGGAACTCCACCAGGGAAGCACAACCACCCCTCCAAACTTTTTCTCGTTCCGCTACTCGGAAGAAGGAAAAAGATTAGGGGCCCGTGGAATCCTCTTGTCACCCGAAGAACAGAACGATATGATCGCCCGCTTCCAGTCCCACCGAGACAAGTGGCACCGCAAACGTCTCGACCGAGCCAAGGGGGAAGCGTGCGAACCAAAGTTCCTGCTAAGATCGCCCCGATCGTCCGTGATTGGGCCAAGTGCCAGCGATGCCCACTCTGCCGGGACCGGATGAAGGTCGTCCAGTATCGTGGAGCCGACAAGCCCGAAATACTTTTCGTGGGAGAGGCCCCCGGAAAGACCGAGAACATCCTGGGCGTCCCCTTCATCGGTCCTTCCGGCCAGCTCGTCGAACTGCTGATCGAAGAAGCCGCCGCCGACCTAGCCGGCAGACTCCGCTACGGCTTCATCAACGTCTTGGGCTGTGTCCCCTACGCCGACCGCGACAACAAAGCATCCGGCGGCGTCCGCCCCCCGTCACCCCAAGAAGTGGCCGCCTGTTCACCACGTCTTGAAGCCCTGTTCGCCGCCTTCCAGCCCCGTGGCGTCGTCTTCCTCGGCAAGACGGCAGCCGCCCAACGGAAGCACCTCGGCTCTTTTCTTCCAGAGAAAGTGCTGGAGCTACAGCACCCTGCTTACGTCTTAAGGAACGGCGGCAGGATGTCTGTCCCCGGCGCTACGTTCGTCTGCAATCTCTCGACTTGGCTCAAGGACTTGCGCAATGGCTAAGAAGAAAGCCGTCCGTCGAGCGGCCCGCAAACTGCTCTGGACCCCCGCGATGGGCCTGACCGTTTCGGCCATGAAGCTCTGGAGCACCTGCCGCGAGCAGTTCGCCCTCAAGTACATCGACGGCTGGGCATCCCGCAAGGCGTCGGTCCCCATTGTCTACGGCAGTCTCTGGCACCTAGCGCAAGAACACCAAGGCACGTCTACCCCCTGGAAAGGGATTGACGCCTACCTGAAGGACTTCAAGAAGAACGGCGACAGCCACGCCATCCGCGACGTGGAGTTCATGATCGCCCAGATTAAGACCCTCTTCCCGCTCTACGCCGCGCACTACAAGACTCAAGACAGCTCCATCAAATGGACCCGCCGAGAAGCCGTCTTCCTGCAACCCTTGCGTGTGCTCGGCGAACAACTCCCTATTGCCGGCCGACGTGACGGCGAGTTCCGCACCGCCAAGGGCACCCTCGGCCTCTTCGAGACAAAGACCAAGAGCAACATCGACCGCAAGGCTATCGCCGACCTACTCCGCTCCGACCTGCAAACACTCGTCTACTGCTGGTCCATGTGGAGGGAGTACAACGAAGCACCCGGCCTGATCCTCTACAACGTCGTCAAACGGCCCTCTCTCCGACAGACCCAAGGCGAGACCCAACAAGCCTACCTGATCCGGCTGGCCAACGACTGCCGCCGCAAGCCCGACAACTACTTCCTTCGGTGGCAAGTCCAGATCACCAAGGACGACATGGCCCGCTTCGAGACCGAACAACTGGTTCCCATCTGCCAAGCCTTCCTGACTTGGTGGCGGGAGGTCCATCGAGCCCCTTTTCTTCCAGAAAGAAGCGACGGCCGCCACCCGTCTCACTTCACAAACTTGCCCGCATTGGTGACGCCCTACGGCAAGGCCGACCTGTACGACTTAATCGTGTTAGGGTTACGGGCCCCCTACTTCCAGCGTTCCTCAGCCCACAGCGAGTTAGTATAGTTCCGTCTACCCCCCTTGACACGCCTTAGCCTTCCGCTAGAATACGGCCCTACTCGCTTCACCACCCGCCAACCCCCTTGCTGTCCATGCCCACTCCCGTCAAGCTGTCGCTCCCGACGAAGTTCATCGAGCCCCACGAGTTCTTCTTCATGCAGCCTGTCTGCATCTACGGCCGGAAGGGCATCGGCAAGACAACCGCCGCAATGGCCATTCAGTGGATGCTCGACGACCACTACGGCAAGGGGAAGAAGACGGTCCTGAACTTCCGCTTCGAGCCCGGCCGTCGCAACCTCCGCATCCTGCAAGTCCCCACCGAGACGAACCGCCGTCTCACCTGGGCCACGTTCAAGGACTACCTGGAACTCTTCTGCGAAGACGACAACCGCGTTGTGGCCGTGATCGACTCTATCGACAAGGCTTACGACGCTTGCTTCGAGCACGTCTGCGCAAAGCACAACGTCGATCACCCCAAGGACGCCAAGCGTGACGCGCCGGCTATCTGGGACGCCATCAAGATCGAATTCGAGACCGTCTTCCAGGCCCTCAACGAGTGTGGCAAGTCCTTCGTGGCCCTCTCCCACGAAAAGATCAAGACCGAAGAGATGGCCGACGGCACCGAGTACGAACGCTTCGACTTGTCCTGCAAGCCGGCCGCCGCCAAGGTGGTCAAGGACATGTGCGAGTTCGTGATCTACTACGGCTACTCGGGCGTGCCGGAAGAGAAGGCCAAGGGAGCCCAACGCACCATGACCATCCGCAACCATGACAACGTCGTGGAATGCGCCTGCGGTCGGGACGACGTGTTCCTGCAACCCGACGGCGAACCCCTCTTCCAGTTCGCTGTTCCCCACGACCCAATGGAAGTCGGCAAGGCCCTCCAGGCGGCGTACAACAACGAGCTGTACGACTTCAACCGCGACCTGGACGCCGAAGCAGCAGCAGCCGCCGCACGCAAGCGACAGGCCGCCAAGAAGACTGCCAAGGCCAAGTAGTTCTCTATCTCTTTGCCCTGTAGCTGTCCGTCGTCCGACAGGGCTATCACTCACCTGGACGACGCCCCTAGGAGATTGTTATGTCCAAGTTTCTCGCTGCCTTTGAGAAGAAGGCCAAGGAGCACTATGCCGACGCCCGCGAAGCCGAGCCCGGCAGCAACCGCATCCGCATGAACCCCGGCAGCTACGTCGGCGTCCTGACGATGGAAGGCGAAGTGATCGCGACGGGGACGATGAAAGGCGTTCCCCAACTGATCGAGACCATCACCGTCGATGAAGGCGAGTACGTTGGCGCCTCGGTCGCCAAGAAGTTCACCTTCTCAGAAGACTACGGCGACCGGGCATTCACCCAGCTCGTCAAGCGTCTCAAGACCCTGTTCCCCGAAGACTCGGCCGACCTGTCGCAGTTCGACGAAGCCGGCATCAAGGAGTACATCGGGGACAAGCTGGGCGAAGAGTACCGCGTCCAGTTCTCGGTGATCGACACCGAGATCGAAGAGAAGGACGGCCCGGACAAGGGCAAGAAGAAGTCGCTGCGATACTACGACGTGGACTGCCGCGTGGCCGACGCCGAAGCCCCCAAGGCAGCCAAGGGCAAGGCCAAGCCGGCAAAGGCCGCCGAGCCCGAACCGGAAGCCGAAGAGGAAGCGGTCGAAGAAGAGGCGGCCGAAGACTGGACGCCCACCAAGGGCGACATCGTCCTTTACAAGCCGCCGGGCAAGCGTCGCTCCTTGGAGTACACGGTGCTGACCGTCAACAAGACGAAGCAGACCGTGACCCTCAAGGACGACGACGGCGAGAAGCTGAGCGACGTGGAGTTCGACAAGCTCGAACCCATCGAAGAGTCCGAAGAAGAGTGAGCTAGTCGGACCCGCAAGGGGCCGTTGAGGGAACCCCGGACGGTGGTTTGACAGCGCCGCCGTCCGGGGAACCCATCCTGACAACCCAGCTAATCACCAAATCCAAGGACGGTTACGGTGTACATCTCCGTTGACACAGAGACGACGGGGCTGCATATCCGCCACGGTTGCCGGCCGTTCTTCGTGTCAACCTGGGCAGAGGGGGGAAGGGGGCAGGCTATCGGCCAACCCTGGTCCAAGGGCTTACCGGGAACCAGCAAGAACTGGTCCTGGTTCATCAACCCTAAGACCAGACTCCCTTCCCCCCGAAGCCTACTCTTTCAACAAGCCCTAGACTCTCTAGCGGCTTACCTGGAAGGCCACTCCCTGGTCTTCTTCAACACCCCCTTCGACTTACTGGCCCTCGCCTCGGTGGGCCTGTACTTCGACTTCGCCTCGGTGGGCGGCAAGCCCTGGTCATCGACCACGCTCTACGACTGCGCCCGCCCCGGCTACCGCCGCACCCTCTGTGCGCCTCTGCACCGCGTCCAGTGCGACGAGCTGCACGACGTAGCCGTTCTGGCCCACGCCCGTGACAACAAGCGTCCCAAGCCCCCTGCGGGCCTCAAGGACTGCGCCACCTACTACCTGATGATTCCCAGCGACGACGAGAAGCTGCTCCACCAACACACGCTCCAGGCCCGCCAACAAGCCGCCCGAGACGGCTACCCCACCGCCATCAACCCCCAGGGCAAATCCGAAGTAGCCGCCGACTTCAATCTTTCTTTTCAGAGAAATGGAGAGGCCCTAGAAAAGTACGCCTCTCTCGACGCTTACCGCACGCTGGCCCTGTTCGCCATGCTGCGCGAGATGACCCCCAAGGGCATCAAGGGCGCATCGACCAAGGACAAGAACTGGCAAGGCTACCAGCGGCAGATGGCCGTGCTCCCCTGCGCAATGGTCATGTCCTCCCAAGGCGTGCGTCTCAAGCAAGAACAGATCGACTTCAACAGCCCCGATTCCTTAGTGACCCAACTGAGACGTAAGTACCTTTCTGAAAAGAAATCAGCAGAGACCTACGCCACCGCCGTCTGCCCCGAAGCAGCAGGCCCCGACTTCAACTGCCAATCCGGCCAACAACTCGCCAAGGTCTACTACAGCGAAGACGGCTTCTGTCTGCCGATCCTCACCAAGACCAAGAAGGGCGCAGGTCTACCCACCGACAACAAGTCCGCGCAACTTCTGTTGCGCTACGCGATGGCCCGCAACGCCGGCGACGAAGAACTGGCCCTCTCCTACCTCGGTCCCGACGCCCTTGACATCACCCAGCGCAACTACTCCCCCCGTTCCCGCCTGCATCGCCTTTCTTCCAGAAAACTAACGGCGGCCCTCGGTTTCCTGCGCCGTGTCGTCACCTACGAACAGAAGGACGGCTTCCCCGAAGATAACATCGGGTACAAGTCCTATGGCACCGGCGTGACCTACGCCCTCGGCTACCTAGCGTCGGCCATCCCCGCCGGCGAGCGCTACGCCTCACGCTCTTGGCGCACCGCCCCCGAACAACGCTGGCCCGCCGACAAACCCCTCTACCTGTTCCCCAGCTTCAACGCGGTGGGGATCACCCTGACCCGCTTCTCGTCCCGCGACCCCAACGGGCAGAACGTCAGCAAGAAGCCGGAAATCCCCCTGCGTAAGCTGTTCGGCCCCGCCCCCGGCCGCGTGTGGGCCTGCATCGACTACAGCCAGCTCGAACTACGCTTGTTCGCCGCCGCCTCTCAGGACGCCGCCCTACTCCGCTCGTTCCGCGAAGGGTATGACTTCCACACCTTTACAGCCTGCGGCATGTATGGCTACAATCTGTCCAACCACCTAGAAATCCCTTCGCACTTACGCCGTGTCGCGAAGAACGTGAACTTCGGCATTGTGTACGGCGCAGGCCCCAACAAGATCGCCCAGACGAGCGGCGACCCCGAAGCCTACAACAAGTACAGCAAGCAGTTCCCCGGCGCACGGGCCTACATGGACGGCGTCATTGCCGGCGTGCAACGCACCGGTTCAATCCACACCCTGTTTGGCTACGAACTCCGCGTTCACCCCGAGCCTGCCTACAAAGGCGTCAACTACGTCGTCCAAGGCACCGCCGGCGAACTCGTCAAGCGGGCCATGACAAGCCTCTACTTCGACGCCGACAGCCCCCTGGATTGGAACGACTGCCGCCTCGTGCTCAACGTCCACGACGAACTCGTCTTCGACCTGCTGGACAACGCGACCTACCTAGCGCAAGTCCTTCCCGTGCTCCAACAAAAAATGGCCGCCGTGGGTCAAACCATCAACACCGACACCCCCGTGGACGCTAAGCTCTGCCGCGTGTCCTGGGCGGAAGGAGAATCGCCATGCCTCACGACCATTCCCGCGACCGACGCCGCCGCCAGTTCCTCGAACCCCTCAGCACAGCGCTCAAGCCCAAAACGATCAAGACAGAAATCGACCCGGTTCTCCACGTCCGCGTGATGCAACTGCTCGACGACAAGTCTTGGAACAAGGACCGCATCAGTCTCGCCGCTCTGCTCCGCAAGCTGCTAGAACGCGAAGCCCTCGAATACGAAAAACACAAGGGAATCAAATGAGCACGACTGCCACCGCCAAGTCCAAGACCAAGACGCCCGAACAAGTCCTGTCGATCTTCGCGTTTCATGGCGTCAACGTAGACCCCAAGAACCCGGTCCGCTCCAACGGGCACGCGGTGGCCGACTGCCCCTTCTGCGAGAAGCCGGGCCACTTCTACATCCGCGTCGAAGGCGAAAGCGAGAAGGGCAGTCCTGGCTCTTGGGACTGCAAGCGCTGCGGCAAGAAGGGCAACGTCTACACGTTCCTGCACTCCCTCTACGCGCAGTGCTGCGCCACCACCAAGCCCGACCAGCTCGTCGCCCTGCGTGACCACCGCAACACACGCACCCACTCCGTCGGCGCAGGCGTCCCCGCGTCTGCCTACGAAGAACTCGCTTGGAACCCCCTGACGGGCCGCTGGCTTATCCCGATCACCAACACCGAGGGGGCGATCTCCAACCTGCTGAGCTACGACCCGGCAGCCGCCAAGCCCTTTGCTTGCCCCACCCCCAACCTGAACCTGCACCCCTGGAACAGCCGGGCGCTCGGCCCCAACCAGCAAGAGCGGTGCGACGAAATCCTCGTCTGCGAAGGCGTGTGGGACGCCCTGTCGCTCCAGTGGCTGCTGTCCCGCGTCCCCGTGTCCCGCGACGCCAAGGAATACGCCGTGGTCGGCCTGTGCGGGGCCCAGAACACCCCCGACAGCTTCCTGCAAGCCCTTGCCGGCAAGCCGGTCACGTTCTTCTTCGACCACGACGAAGCGGGCGACACGGGGCTCAGGAAGGCCCTGGACGGCCTACGCAAGCTGAACCAGTCCTACCCTGTCCGCGCCGTGACGTGGCCCGAGAGCTACGCCCAAGGCTACGACGTGGCCGACTACGTCTCGCAGACCAACCAGAAGGCGTTCATCGCTTGGCGTGACCTGTACGACCTGACCGAAGCCACCACCGTCGGCGCAGCCCTGGCGTCCCGCGAATCAACCCCCTTGCCCCGTCTCAACCGCACCAGCTTCAACGCCGTCCAGGGTGACTTCACCAAGACGGGCGTCGAGATGACGGACAAGATGCGGGAAGGGCTCGCCATCGCCTGCGCCACCGTGCTGTCCAAGGAAATCCCCGGCGACCCCCTCTGGATGTTCCTGATCGGCCCCAGCGGCAGCGGCAAGTCCCTGGTCCTGGAAACCCTAACCGAATCGGAAGACCACGTCGTCTACGAAACGTCGATGACATCCCGCTCTTTCCTTTCCGGCTTCGCTTGCGGCGACGACGACCCGTCCATCCTGGCCCGCGTCACCGACCCCCCAAAGTGTCTCGTCCTGAAGGACTACACCACCGTCATCACCCTACCGGCGCAAGAACTCGAAACGCTCTACGGCCTGATGCGCGACGCCTACGACGGCCGCGTGGAACGCACCTTTGGCAACAACGTGACCCGCTCCTACCGGGGTTACTTTTCAGTAGTGGCGGGGGTGACGCCCGAAATCCACACGCTAGGCCACAGCCACCTAGGAGAACGCTTCCTGAAGTACGAACTAGCCGGCAAGACGAACCTAGCGTCCGACAAGGCCATCATGGCCGCCTTGCGTTCCGGCATGGACGCTGCGCAAGACCGTGAGGGCAAGCGTCACCGCCAAGCCGCAGTCTGCTCGTTCGTGACCCACCTAATCGAAAACTTCGACGCCATCCCCACCATTCCCGAAGCGTCCCTGGCCCGCATCATCGCGCTGGCCAAGGTAGTGGCCATGTCCCGTTCCCGCGTGTCCCGCGACGAGCACGGCGTGGCGAAGTACGAAGGGAGCGCCGAAGCCCCGACCCGCGTCGCCAAGCAACTCGCCAAGCTGGCTCAGTCCCTGACCATCGTGTTCGGGGAAGAGACCGTCGGCAAGCGCGCTCTAGACATCTGCGCCAAGGTGGCTTGGGACACCAGCTACGGCATCAAGCGAGACGCCCTACAAGCCCTTGCCGACGCCGAGGGGGGACTGACCATCGAGGGCCTTGGCGAAGCCCTGGACATCCCCATGTCCCCCGCCTACCGCACGCTCCGCGACCTACGCGACCTGTCCCTGGCCACCCGCCGCAAAATCCCCCGCGCCAAGAACAAGCGTGGCCAGCCCATGTACCAATACAGCCTGTCCCCCGTCGTCGAAGAAATCTTCCGCGTCGCCGAACTCCCCGACTGAGCGGAGCAAACCATGCGCAAGAACGACTCCCCCCACGTCTACGCTATGGCCCTTTTGCGGCTGACCCCCAACCCTTTTCTTTCAGAAAAACCGGAGTGGGCTTGCAAAGGTAATACACCCCCGTGTAAAATGGTTAGTGTCGAGACGGTGCTTACTGACGACAACGGCCCCCTTACCCCGAGCCGATCATGGTCCCCGACTTCGAGTTTTTCCTGCCCAGCGACGACGACACCCCTTACCCGCCGTCCTGCGTCGTCTGCGACGCCACCGAGAACCTGACCGAGCGTATCTGGCCCGGTCCTGTTGTCAGCACCACGAACCCTCGCGGCGACCACGTTGTCTATCTCTGCCCGCCCTGCCTAGAGGCAGACGACGAAGAGGACAATGCTCAAACCCCCATCCCCCAGGTGTTGGCATGAAGATTGAAGATGAACTTGAAGCGTGCGGCGCGAAGTGCTCGGTCCGAAGCCCTCGAAACGCGGTACCCCGGCTACAGCATCGACGCCCTGCTGTGTGACCCGTGGTTGGCGATGCCCTGACGACGCGGGGCATCACCGCCCACATACCACGGGCCGACAAGGTGGCAGTCGAGGTGTTGCCGCTGCTTGTGTGACCCCGCAACGACGGACCGCCACCCGGGCAAGGACGCCCCCCACGAAACAGACCCTAGAAAGGATCTAGCATGAGCAAGCTTGACCAACTCTTACGTCTTCTTGCGATGATCGACGAGACGCCGACCGCAGCGACGAGCCCTACCGACGCCCGCATCGGAAAGCCGGTGATCGTCCGCAGCCGCGACGCCGGTGTGATCTTCGGCGAGTTCCTCGGCCGCGACGGGGATTGCGTCATGCTCCGCGACGCGAGGCAACTGTGGTCGTGGAAGGCCGCACAAGGCGGGACGCTGATCGACGTTGCCCGCTACGGCGCGAGCGACGGGAAGTTTTCCGGGGCGTCATGCGGCTCGGTCGAGGTGGTCAACGCCTGCACGGTGATCGAGTGCAGCGATGAGGCCGCTGCGAATCTGCGTGGCCGCGACAGCAAGGGGGCGTGGAAATGATCGCGACCATTAGCTACGACTCCGGCTACGGCTACGGCAACGGTTCCGGATACGGATACGGATACGGTGACGGCTCCGGTTCCGGCGACGGCGACGGCGACGGTGACGGCTCCGGTTCCGGCGACGGCGACGGCGACGGCTCCGGTTCCGGCTACGGCAACGGTTCCGGATACGGATACGGATACGGATACGGCTCCGGCTCCGGTTCCGGCTACGGCGACGGTTCCGGATACGGATACGGATACGGATACGACTCCGGCTACGGCTACGGCGACGGTGACGGTTCCGGCTGACCTAACCCGCACAGCGAACCGCGGGGTCCCAGATTGACCGCGGGGCTGTAACCGGCGGCACAACACGGACGGCAGTCGCACCAGCGCTGTCATCACCACCGACCACCCCGCCGACATCGGGAAGTTCTAGGGTCCGCTGCCGCCACCACCAACCACCACACGCAAAGGAATCGCTATGTGCCAGAAGATCACCAAGTCGGTTGAAACCCTTGTGTCGAAGCGTGAGGAACTAGCCGCCAAGGCGTCGTCCCTCGCCAAGATGATGCAGGGCATCAAGGACGAACAGAAGGCCATCGACGCGGCCATCATCGACCGCCTCAAGTTCCAAGAGGGCGGCAGGGCCAAGATGACCCACGGCCGTGTCTTGGAAATCAAGCGTGTAGACGTTGCCGAGCGGACCCAGACGGTCAAGGCGTACAGCTTCTACCGCTTCGCCGTTATCGAGCCCGTGGCCGCCGCCGAGCTGCCCGAAGCCATCGACGTGTAGCAGCCCGACGGCTGAGTCCTGTGACTGAACCCGCGCCGGCCGGGGCTGCGAAGCCGGCTTTCTTCCCTTTCTTCCCCTACCAGGAAACACCCCATGTTTGAAGTCTTCCGCCGTCGCTACATACGCATCATGGACGCCATTGCTTCGACCAACGCCGCCTGCGCCGGCGTGGCCCGCAGCGTCGAAGAAGGCAACGACCGCGTTCAGGCGACCGTCAACGAGCTGGACGAGGAGCTGGAGACCAAGGCCGACATGCTGGCCGACGAGCTGATGAAGCTGCGCGAGTCTGTGGATCGACTACGCGCCGAAGGGGCGGTCATCGAGGCCCAACTGACCGCCTTGACGCAGCACAACCGGCAGTCCGCCGAGAGTCAGACCGACGCCGTCAACAAGACCCTGGCGCAGCTCGGCGAGTCTGCCGCCCAGGCTTTCCGCAACGCGCAATGATCCCTTACCCCCAACAGCCGCCACTCGACCCAAAGGACGTACTGGTCGAAGCGCAGAAGGCAATCGAGGCCGCCCAGCAAGCCATGGACAAGGCTGCGGGCGTAGTGAAGCAGGTCGAGAAGGACATCCCACCACTTCCCCCCAAGAGATAGCCATGACCATGGCCACCGCCACAACCAGCCCCGACACCGACGTGCGCATCGCCCGGATGCGGGCCCTCGGCTTCAACGCCAGCCCCTACCAGGAAGCCGTCTTCCGCTGGGTAGCGGACGGCGACACGCAAGCCGCCTTTGTGGACGCCGTTGCCGGCAGCGGCAAAAGCACCACCATCATGAAGGCCGCCGGCTTCTGCCGCCCCGTCGCACGTCTCAACAGCGCCGGCAACAAGGCCATCCAGCCGCCGTCGATCCTCTACCTTGTCTTCTCCAAAGACATGCAGACCGAAGTGCTGAACCGCTCTGACCGCCCGAACAACATGGAGTGCTCGACGACCCACAGCTTCGGCTTCGCTGCGCTGCGTGGCTCGGGCAAGGTGAAGCGGTTCGTCGTCGAACAGTACAAGACGGGCAACTTGCTCAAGGCCCGCCTCGGCAAGACCGTCCCCTTCGAGGAGTTCCGCAAGGTGAGCGGCATGGCGACCACGATCATCGCGTGGTGGAAGAACGCCGGGATGCACCCCGACGAAGTGTCGATGGAAGACTGTCTGGAAGCCCTCGAAGACATGGCCTGCGACGAGAACTACCCCGTCTCTTGGGCGCAGGGCTTTGCCGGGGACATCCTGGCTGTCTTCCGGGACGGCCTGAGCGGTCACGCCATCGACTTCGACGACATGCTCTACCTGCCGACCATCGACGACGCCATCCAGCTCCCCGCCTACGACTGGGTGATGGTGGACGAGTCCCAAGACCTGAACCCCTGCCAGATCGACTTGCTCACCAAGTACCACAACCAACACCCGAACACCCGCTTCCTGTTCGTGGGCGACCCCTACCAGAGCATCTTCGCCTTCCGCGGCGCTGACCCCTCGGCGACGCCCCGCATCATCGAGCGGTTCGGCTGCGAAAAGTTCCCCCTGTCCGTTACCTACCGCTGCCCCACCAACGTGGTCAAGGCGGCTCAAACCTACGTCCCCCACTTGGCCGCCAAGCCGGAAGCCGAAGCGGGTGAAGTGACTCAAATCGAGGAAGCCGAGTTCTTCGACGCCGTCCAACCGGGTGACATGGTCCTGTGCCGTTGTGTCGCCCCGCTGATCACTCATTGCCTCGCCTTCATCAAGAAGGGCCGCAACGCCCGCGTGCTTGGCCGTGACATCGGTCGCTCCCTCTGCGCCCTCTACAAGAACCACGTCACCCCCAAGAATGACGGGGACAACTACAAGGCTCTGTTCGAGGCCCGCGCCGCCGCCCTGGCCAAGCTCGGCAACCCCGGCCAAGAGAACCGCCTGCAAGCCATGAACGACCGCTTCGACGCACTGGAAATCCTGATCCCTTCCGCCGACGCCGACGAGCCCACGGTCCTGGCCGCCATCAACGCCGTGTTCGACGACGCCAAGCCGACCTACACCTTCAGCTCGGTCCACAAGGCCAAGGGGCAGGAGCGTGACAACGTGTTCCTCGTGCGTCCCGAACTGCTCCCCTTCCCCAACGCTACCGACATCCAGCAAGAGCGCAATCTCAAGTACGTCGCCCTGACCCGCGCCAAGAAGCGGTTCACCTACGTCATCACCAAACCCCGAGAACGGTAATGCCCCGTGGCACCAGCCAAGGCGTCTATCGGTTCCCCTACGAGAAGTACGCCGACGGACAAGAGCACTTGATCCGTAGGGGGATCGACTTCCCCGCCACCAGCACCACCAGGACGTTGCAAATCTGCTTCATCCAGTGGGCGAAGCGTAAAGGCGTCGTGCTCACCTGCAACCGCCTCAACGAAGAAGAAATCCTTGTCCGCATCGCCGACGTACCGCAAGCCGGCATCCGTCTACCCGACTTCACCCGCGACCTGAATCGGCTCAAGCAACGCATCCAAGACTTCTGCACCAAACACTTCCCCACTAACCCCCAAGTCTTGCAGGCGGCTATCGACGGCCTGCACGACGCCATCCACAAGGAAACCGAACAATGACCGCAACAACCGAAAAGCAACTGACCATCGCCGACCACGTCCGGGGCTGCGACGACGGGCCCAACCCCTACACCAACGTGTGCCGCGCCGAGTTCAAGCTGCCTCACCCTCTCTTCAAGGAGCCCTTCTACTTCTTGTGGGGGTCACTTCGCTACGCTGCGTAGAAGTCAGACACCAGCGCCGAGACATCAGACGGCAGTGACGGCATGGGCGTCGTGCTCGTCGCCATCCCCGAACCGCTGCACGTCCTCACCGAAGAAGAACTGCTGTCCACCATCCCCAACAACACCATCCTGCACAACAACGGAGTCCTGACGGGCGACTGCATCCTGCCCCCCGAAGTCGTCAGCGGGTATGACCGCCCCTACGTCGGCTACTGGGACGGGGACGCCTTCCTCTGCTGCCACACGAACGTCTTCGCCTTGAGCACGCTGGGCCCGACCCTTGCCGGTCACGTCACCATCTCGGCCGAGTTCATCGGCAGGGACGGCCTGCACAACTGGCTCGCCGAAGCCCGTCTGGCGACCATGAACCTCAACGAGCAAGCAATCAAGGCCAGCAAGGAAGACGCCCAAGAACGTGAAGCAGCGGGCAAGCTGCGTCAGCTAGTCGCCCTGCTCCGTGCATCCCTGCGGTAGCGAAGTGGCCCCATAGTTTAATGGTTATGACGGCTGATTTTCAGTCAGCAGATCGGGGTTCGATTCCCCGTGGGGCTAATCTCTCTCTCTCTCTCAGCACAACCAAGGAAGGAACCACGATGCTCTGCCTACACCGCAAGCCCGAAGAAGCCGTCATCATCCGCAACGAGCGGACCAAGGAAGAACTGAAAGTGCTCGTCACCGGCGTGAAGGGGCACAGCGTTTACTTAGGCTTGGAGGGCCCTGACCATTACAACTTCATCCGCGACGAGCTGCTCACGGGGGTCGCTATGTCACGCAAGCAAATCAGCGAAACCCTCCGCCCCTACATCATCAACGACCCCCACCAAGGGGCCTACTTGCATGACCGCGACGCGGCCTCACTGCTCCCGCCTGAACTCGTCAAGACGATGATTCGCTCGGGCATGTGGAAAGGCCCCAAGCCCCACACGGTCCACGTCCGTCGGCTCGTCCAAGCCATGTCCCGTTACACTGCCCCCACCCCCGCCTGATCGTCATGCACGCCACCCTCGAAGCAATCGACAAAGCAGTCGCCACTGCCAAGCAGCGTAAGCGGCTCTGCAAGGGAACCAATCTCCGTTCCAACGACAGCCGCATCATCCACTACAGCGACGGCCCCGGCTTCCATATCTTCTGGATGCGGCCGGAAGACCCGCCCACCGACGGAACAGTCTACAGCGTCGCCGACTACGAGAACCTGCCCTACCACCGGCGCGCCGCCCCGGAAGACCTGATCGTCGCCATCGCGGACCACGTCGCCAACAACAGCGACCGCACCAAGCTCGGCCCCGAAGACATGCTGCTGCTCAAGTACCTCGAAGGGGCGCTGTTGGCCATCAAGATGAAGCACGCCCTTGCTCGCCAGAAAGCCCATGAATCCCAACCCCAACCCCAAGCCCAGCCCGGAGCCTAACCCCAAGGTCGCTGCTTGCCTGCGGTCTATGCACTACGTCGGCACAGGATTGGCTTGAGACAGAAGCTGCTGCCGCGACCCACCTAGCCGAAAAGTATTCCCGGTTGCCCCTGCCTTTCTTTTCAGAGAAACTAGGGGGGGCACCACCAAGGAACTGGGTCATGAAGAAGCTCAAGCCGGTCGCTGGGGACAGCGGCAAGATCACCACCGCCGCCGGCCTTGCCCGTCGCCTAGGCAAGCACCGTGGCACCGTGACCCGCGCTCTACGCAAGGTCCGTGGCGGCACCGCTTCCCGTGTTGGCCACCAGTTCATGCTGTCCAGCCGGCTCCAAGCCGCAGCCCGCAAGGTGCTGGGCAAGTAGCCGAATACTTTTCAGCGAACCACAGAGGGCGAGACTGCGTCTCTAAGTCTAGCCCTAGCCGTGACACGGCTGCCCAACCTTGGTAGGCTGGAACTGCTGGTAGGCAGCTATGCGACCCGCCCTCTGTCTTCTGCGGCAGGGGGCGGGTTTTTGTGCAAGGGGGAGATCGGGGGGCTCTCTGTGGGGGAGCGATGGCGATAGCAACGATCCTACTCGGGGGCCTTTCGCGCCGTCCCCTGCCCGAGGGGTGGGCGCATCTTAAGTTGCGCACCCAAGGCCCCAGGCTGCCCTAGGCGCAACTCAAGTTGCGCTAGGCTGTCCTGACCCACCCTTCCCCGCGGAACGCATCCTGGCGTGGCTGGGGGCCCTTCTCGCAGCCCTCGTTCTATTGGCCCACGGCTCGACCAGGACATGCCCCCGCCAGAACGGCCGAGGGGCGGCATAGGCTGCCCGCCACAGCACAGCAAGAAGGGCCTATTAGGACCTGGGCATGGCGCGCGCATTGGCGGGAACGCGACTATTAGGGGGTGGGGCTATCGCGCGTGTACCCCCCGCCTGGGGGCTGCAGACCCCCGAAGCTGCGGCTGGCCGCATGTGGCTGCCCGAACCCCCCTGGGGAAAGGGCTGCCGGCCGGTAACTCCCGACCCCGCGTCCGCTCGCATTGTCAACCGCTGCCCCTGCGTTGTCAACCCCCCTAGACAAAGTTTTTTGAGAATGTCGCAAAGCCTAAAAAAATCTGTCCAGGGGGGTTGACAGAGTTTCTGGCCTCGTCTAACGTCTAAACAGTTCAGCGACGCGGCCCCGCTCATCGGGCCGCCATCGGCCCCCCAGCGGGCCCCCAGCAAAGGAGTCTCTTTCATGCGTCTGCTGCCCCCCACCACGCGCCCCGCCCGCAGCTTGGCCGCGATCGAAGCGCTCGCCACAACGCTGACCCGCGAGCACACAGCGGGCGGCAAGGTTCAGTTGCGCCGGCCCCTCTCGACGCTCGACGCCATGCGGCTCGGCGCGCTCGGCTGGGCAGTCTTTGCCCGCCCCGTGCGATCTGGCGAGGGTTTGCGCTGGCAACTTTGCTACGCGCGAGCCGACCACGACGGGGTGGCCGCGGCCGTCGCCGACGCCGCCGAACGCAGTTGCTCCGCTTGCTGATCTCTTCCGCAACAACCAACAACCAACAACCAACAAACCCCCGAGTTTACCATGCGCACCATCGACCATTGCCGGATTCCAAACCTGCCCCGCTTGGCCGCGCTTTGCACAGCCCAAGCCGCAGCCGTCGCGCGGATTGCGGCCCCCCAGCGTGGCGACAGCCCGCAACAAGCAGCCGACAAAGCAAACCGCATCGTCGCGCAACTCCATCGCCGCGCCGTGCTGGCGCATGCCATCGCGTGCCATCGTCACGCGCTGGCGGAGGAAGCGGGCAGCGTCTCTTGCAATCATCGCTTGCCGCCCGCCAGTCGCGGCCTTGGGCAGAAAGTCGCACAGCTCAGCGCGCCGCCAGCGCCCGGCGGGACAACGCCAGACGAGCTGGCCGACCTGCTGGCGCGGCTCTCGACATTCCGCACAGCATGGGCAGAGGCCGACAACGCGACGGCGCAGCTGGTCAAGCTGGCCGAGCAGCTTGAAACAGCTCTGTCGCCGCGCGGCGCCTACCGCTGGCGCGGCGACAAGAGCATCACCGGCGCGGCGCAACTGATTGCCGCGATGCGGTACTGGCGGCGTCGCGGCGAACGTGACGACGATGGAACTCTCCCGGCTCACCAAGCTGTTTTGGGGATCGCGCAACCCTGCAGCCAAGCGCGCCGCGCTGGTGTGCTGGTCACGGCAACCCTGGCCAAACCGGGGCGCGTCCCGAAGGCTGCCGACTTGCCGACTTGGCAACCGGCGCAGCGTGGCGCAGCGCCCGACGCTCTCGGCCTTTGGAATGTCGAACGGGTCAAACTCCAGCGCCGCGCCTTGCTGCGCCTTGACCTTGGCGAACTGCCGCGACATCACGCGCCGGACGATTGTTTCGTCGTTCCGCCCCGGCATTTGCGGAACCATCACACAACGCGGCAAGAAAACCTCGTCCCGCTGTGCCGGAAGGAAGGCGCAGACCTCGCCGCGACCCGCGCCGTTCGCGTCCTGCTGCGGCGCGGCCGCCCGGAAGCATGGCGCGGCAGGACGCTCCAACATTCCGGGCCCGCTGTCGTGCCGTGCGGCCCGCTGGAGCCTTGGCGGTTGTTCGGCGCGCTGATGGTCTACCGCTTCAGCGCGCGCAGCCTTGGCGATTCTCTGCCGATTTGGGTTTACGCTTGGGGAAACAGCGAAACGCACAGCGCAGACCTCTACCATGCAAACCGCGACGAGCCGGAAGCAATCGTCGAGGCGCAGATTCAAAACCGGCTCAGCAGCAACGCCAGGCGCATGCGCGAACAACTAGACCGCTCCGCCAGTGACGCACAGCGCGCCGCAGCCCGCCGCAAGCGCATCGCGGACACATTGCGCGCCGCCCGTCGGGCCCCAGCTTTACGGCCGGCCGACAGTTACGCGGTCGGCAACTGCAAACCCGGCACCAGCGCCTTCATTCGCGCGCTGGGAATCACGGGCGACACAGCAGAGGGCCGCACTGTGGCCAAGGCTTGGCGCGCGGCCAAGTTCCCCGAACTAGACCGTTTTGCTGCTGTCGTTTGCAACTAGACCCCCGGCAAGGAAACAATTGTGCTAACTTTAAACTATAACCCCGACGGGTCTACCGGACGCCCGTTGCCCGGCGATTTGGGGACTGCGGTTGTGTGTGACCCGGTTAAAATGCTGTTCCCGGCCGAGGCTTGCGGCAGCAACGGGGGGCTAGAATGAAGCATCCCCACGTCGCCGCAATTGTGCGAGAACGCGACGCGGCGGCCGCTCTAGTGCTGCCCGCAGCGCTGGGGGACGCCGCATGGGCCAGCCGTCGTGCTGCTGTGCTGTGGGCCTGCCGCCCGCTGGTTGCTGCTGGCAGCGCCGACGACGCCGCTCAAGTTTTGGCATGCTGCTGGCGCAGGATCGGCCAGATGTTGGGCAAACCCTTGCCGGCTCGCGGGTTAGCGCGCTTGCCGACGCTGCCGGACGGCTGGCGGGTGAGCGAAACGGTAGACCTCACGGGCGGCCAGGTGATCGTGGCCGGCTTGGTTGTTACGGCTGAAAGCACAGACCCAGTTTTTCTTGCCCTGGCGCGGCAAGCTTCACACCTTCCAGGAGTCCGATAGCATGTTGACTCGACAACACTTTGTGTCGCTGGCGGAAGTGCTAGCAGCGGCTGCCCCGCCCGACCCGATGGACGCTACAGACCGCGACGGCTTGTTAATTTCGTCTGCAAAACAACAACAACACCGCAAAATCGCCGAGAAAATCAGCAGTTTTCTCGCATCGACAAACCCGAGATTTAATCAACAACTTTTCCTCCAAGCGTGCGGAGTCACACAACCCGACTGAATGTAAATCACACAACCCGACTGAATGTAAATCACGCAACCCGGCCTAACACGTCGGGTTTTCTTTTGTCTACACATCAGACCTTAGAATCGCGACACACAAAGCACGACAAATTTGTCGCTAGTTGCTCAGTAGCTCTACGATGTAGAGGGGGTGTACACGCTCGACCACCCCAGCTCCACAACGCACAGCTTCCGCGCTGAGCAGCCCAGCAGCAGGCGGTAGAGCCTCCACGGATGGAGCGGTCGGGTCGGTCGGGTCGGTCGGGTCGGTCGGATTTAGAGAGGGGGGGATAGGGGGTGAGGGGAGTACCTTCCTAGCCATTCACAAATACACATTTTAGCTAACGCCACTGCTAACCATTGCGCCACAGTCGCCAGCACGGTACTCTGTTTCCAGGCGGCATTGCCCCATACCATCAATCCAGTACACCCTCCTGGACAACGGTAATCATTCCCTGTACAATGCAGGCCGACCCCAAGGAGCCAACATGGCCCTACAGCACCACCACGAACCGCCCCAAGACAGGGACTCCAACATGCGGCCCAAGCTGGCCCTGGAGAAAGCCGTTGAAGAGAAGATTGCGGTCTTGAGGAAGAACAGGACGCTTCTGCTCGACAAAGTCACCATCTTGGAAAGCCAGATCAGTCTGCTCCAGGAACTGCTTCGTGTCCCGGAACGCCCCCGCACGTCTGTCCCCTACCCCGAACGAGACTGACAACGATGCGTGTCATCCTGGGCGACTGCCTTACTGACCTGAAGCGACGCAAGACGGACAGCGTGGACTTGGTGTTTACGTCCCCACCCTACGAAGACGCACGGACCTACGGCATTGACTACACGCTGAAGGGGGACGCCTGGGTCCAGTGGTGCGCCGACAGGTACGTCGAGTGCTGTAGGGTGAGCGAGGGACTTGTAGCGTGGGTGGTTGCGGGGACGACGCGGAACTACCGGTGGTCGGCGGCTCCCGTGCTGTTGATGGCCGAACTGCTGAAGAGGGGCGTGCCGCTGCGTAACCCACCCGTCTACAAGCGCAATGGCATACCGGGGAGCGGGGGGCCAGACTGGCTCCGCAGTGATTACGAGTGGATCGTCTGCTCGTCCAAAAGAAAGCTCCCCTGGAGCGACAACACGGCGATGGGGCACGCCCCCAAGTACGAACCGGGGGGGCGACCAACCCACCGCACCAAGGGGGGGAAGCGGGCAGAAGGAGCGGGCTACCGGCAACCCAAGCTGGCCAACCCCGGCAACGTGATTGACTGCGGCGCGGTGGGTGGCGGCAACATTGGGTCCAGGTTGGCCAGTGAGAACGAAGCCCCCTTCCCCGAAAAGCTGGCCGAGTTCTTCATCAAGTCGTTCTGTCCACCGGGTGGGGTTGTTCTCGACCCGTTCTGCGGCAGTGGAACGACCCTGGCGGTAGCGAAGAGGCTGGGCAGGGACGCGATTGGCGTAGACGTGCGACAAAGTCAGGTAGACCTTACCCGTAGGCGTTTGGCCGAAAAGTAACCCCTAAACAGAAACGGAGAAGACGATGACTACAAAAAGGCGGTTGGTTTCCCTGACATACAAGCAGACGAAAAATCGCCTGACCTTGGCCGACTGCGATCCGGGGGACTACGAAGTGTCGTACAGCCTCTGCGGTCAAAACCGACTCTTGAGGCGACTCACACCCGACGGCCGTGTCGTTTGCATCCGCAACAACGGGAGCGACGGCGATCACCACCGAACCGATCTTAGGGACTACGAAGTCCACCGCCGTCTCGACGGACCGATGCCCGAAGAGAAGGCTCCCGAAAAGTGGCATTACTGTGCCGACATCCCTATTGGAGTAGAGACCACTGACGACAAAGGCTATCAGGTGGTCCGTCTCGCCGAGGATGTCAAGCTCTGTCCCCACAACCCCAGCCCGCCCTACCGAGCGACGGGCCGCATCGCCATTCCTGTTTGGGAGTAGATTGACTGTGAACGAACACAATGACGCGCCTACAATCAAGCGGCAGGAAGGCTGGCCGGAGTGGGCGGAGTGGTACGCGGTGGACTATTCCGGCAGAACGGGTGTCTATGAGTTTGAACCGGTAATCGGCGATGACGACTCCCTGAGTGGCCCCTCTTGGTTCCTTCCTCCATGCGGTGGTCGGTGGCAAGAGATTGGCGACGCCTTGGGACGGAAAGTCCCCTTCTGGTTTAGGTCCAAGCGTCGCATCGTGCGGACGCCGAAGGAAGCACCTGGGCCCGAGAGACACAGTTACTCTGCGACGAAAGCCGCCAGCGTCCTTGCGAAGCGGCTGACGCTACTCGGCCAGGCGGCCTACGCCCGCAAGGTGCTCATCGAGGCCAATATTCCCGTCCCCGCTCGCGTCGAGCGGGAAGCGACGGGGAGGGATCTGGTCAAAGGGTCTGTTGAGCCGGAAGCGTGAGCGCCCGGAGTGAACCAACAACAACAGGAACGAAGGGGGTGACGCATGACGCCGGAACAACGGGCGATCGTGGAAGCGATCATCGACGACTACGCGACGCCGGAAGACGGCGAAGATTGCCAACTGGAGTTCTGTCACGACCGAGCCGAAGCCCTCCGCGCCTGCTTGAAAGCGGCCACCGAGCCCCCCGCTGTTGTGGAGCTACGGCCAGATCAGCACAGCAACATCTATCATGCCATCATCTGCTGGCGGAGGTTGGGTCCGCAGCCCCCGTTGTGGTGGAGCTGACGGAGGGGGATCGCGAGGCAATTGACGCCGCCATTGCCAACGCCGCTCACCACGCCCGCGACGCCTACAGCGTGGAATCGGAGTCTCGCTGGGCGATCGTGCGCGACCAGTTGCTCTCGATTCGCAACCGCGACCCCGGCGAGTACGTCGCGGTGAAGAGAGAGGACTTGAGCGTTCTCCGCGAGGCTGCCGTGCGGATCGTGGGCGATGAACACCGCAAGCATCCGTACGACGCCGCCATCGACGCGGCGAACAAAGCACTGGGAAACGACTAATAAAGCCGAAGGCTAGTAACCTTTCCCCTTCTCATTTCTCTGAAAAGAAATCCCCAGGAGTAACCATGAAGCGTGAAGCAGTGACTGTGCGGATGCCCAAGCTGACCTACGACTTGCTGAAACAAGCGGCCGAGGAAGACGGCAGGTCCATGAACGAGTATTGCGTCAGGGCCATCAAGGCGGCGGCTGTCAGGACTATGGAGAAGAAGAAAAAGGGTGAGAGCCCTTCCTGAAGCCCCGCCATTTCTCTGAAAGAAAACAACCACCAACAGGACGCGCGATGGCCAACATAAGGATCATTGTTGGGGTAGCTCCCGACGGCACCGACAACCTCTGCTTAGTGATGCAGAGCACCGACAAAGACGCAAGCGACATGCTCAGGGAGTTCGTCGAAAGGGCCATGCAGCTCAAGAAATGCGCCATCTCTGTGCAGCAAGGCGAAGACGGAGAACGGTGGGTGGGGTTGGTCATTTCCGAAGAAGACGACAGCTACCTGCACAACTAGGTAGAATACTTTTCACCAAACAGGGAGTGGAAGGTGGACCAACCAACGACAATCTGCTGTTCGGGGGCCGAGTTGTTCTTCCTAGAGCTGAAGAGGATGGGGCTGGTCGTCGTGCGGCAGCTCGAAACGCCCCCTTACTGGGAAGTGCTGAGCAGGGACAAACCCCTGCGGATGATGGGGGGCGGGCGTACCAACGACAGACTCCGGGTCTTGCTGCGGCACAAGCAAGAACGGAAGCACCTGTTGGTCCACCGCTTGGTCTACTGCCACATGACGGGAGCCCCGGTGCCTGCCGGCTTCGACGTGCATCACCTGAATGGGGACCGCTTCGACAACCGCTGGGAGAACCTGATTGCGCTGTCACGCCGCGACCACGAGAAGCTGCACGCCTTCCAAGACGCCTTTGACTTCAAGGATTTCTAATGGACCTAGCTCTGCTACAGACCGTGCTGATCGTCTACGGAGCGGGGGTTGTTGCGGCCTTCTCCCTGACCGACTTCGTCTGGTTCCACTGCACCGAGGAGTACCTGCCGCTGCGCTTCAACGCCGTCTGCGCTTTGGTGTGGCCTGTTGTTCTCGTTGTGACCGTTTATTCGGTCCTTGTCCGCATCGTTAAACGCTTTTAAGGTGCCCCCTCGATGATTGTCTACAAGGATGGTGACCTGCTCAAAGACAAAAGCGTCGCCCTGGTCAACCCCGTGAACTGCGTGGGGGTGATGGGCGCAGGGGTGGCGGAAAAGTTCAAGCAGAGGTTCCCGGAGAACTTCTTCGCCTACGCAAAGGCTTGCCGGGAGAAGACGCTGAAGCCGGGAGGGCTGCTGGTCTGCAACCGGCAGAACTTCCTCAAGAGAGACCCGGCCGACGGCCCCCTCTACATCATCAACTGCGCTACCAAGCTGCACTGGCGTGAGCCCAGCCGACAAGCGTGGGTTGAGAAGGGGCTGCTGAACCTGCGGAAGTTCATCGACACAGCGGGGATCAAGAGCCTTGCAATGCCGGCACTCGGCTGCGGTCTCGGCGGGCTGGAGTGGCGGCACGTTGAACTCCTTGTCCGCACGCACTTCGGAGACATTACCGACCGCGAAGTCGTGGTTTACAAACCGCACTAGCTGTTGACGGCAGTTCTATCTAAGTCTACAGTTGTACAGGCGGAAGATTTCCAACCAGGAGAACAGAATGGCTACCGCGACGAAGAAGAAAACGACGAAGAAGTCCGCCGCGCCGAAAGCAGCCGACAAGGTGCCGCCGACACGGCCGAAGGCTCCCCAGACGTTCACCAAGCAGGCGGTCATGGCGATCCGCAAGGAGTACGACAAGGGCTCGACGTACCGCAAGCTGGCCGAGGCCCACGGGGTCAGCGTGACGACGATCCAGAACATTGTCCTGGGCATCACCTACGTTGACGTTGGCGGCCCGCTCCAGGACAAGAGCACTTCCGGCCAACGGCGCGGCGCGCGCCTGCGCGCTATGACTCCCGCTCAGGTGAAAACCGCCAAGAGCATGCTGAAGAAGGGGGAAACGCTGACCGCTGCCGCTGCCGAGCTGTCGGTGAGCCCGGCGACTGTGCGCAAGTACGTTAGCTGAAACAGCCTGATAGGCTACAGTAGAGGCGCAGGGCCCAAGGACGGGCCCTTCTTCTACATCGGAATACTTTTCAGCCAAACAGGGTGGTATGGGGACCGACGACCACACGCTGATGCAGAACTCGCGCGACAGGCTCTGTGACCTGTGGGACGCCGAGGGTTTGGGGGACAGCGACGGCTTGTTCGCGTCGGTGCTCAGCAAGGTTCCCCCCAAGACGGGTTTGCCGAACGGCCCCTACGGCGTGCTGCTGAGCAAGCTGGTCATCAACCAGAGCCTCTACAAGTCGTTCCTGGCGATGGTGCTGGGCGGCGCGCTGGTCAAGTCGGCCGCCGAAGCCGTGGGCGTCCCCGCTAAGCACGTCCAGCACTGGCTGTCCTACGGGAACAAGCACTTCAACGAAGGCAAGGACTCCTGGTACGCGCGCTTCTACTACGACATCCTGCGCGCTAAGGGCATGGCGCGCGCAGGCGCGCAGGCTCGGGTCAAGATGATGAAGCCGCTCCAGTGGCTCGGTAACGACGCCGACAGCCGGGGCTGGTCCGAACAGCCGGCCGCTTCTGCGCCGCAGCTAGAAGCCTTCCTGGAGCCCGTAGCGGAGCTGGACGACGGCGGGGATTCCGTCTTCGACCCCAGCATGATCCGCGAGGCGTTCATGAAGCTCCACCAAATGGGGTCGCTCCCGTCCCCCGACGTGCTCGTCGCCGAAGCTCTCAAACAGGAAGGGATTTACCTTGATGACCAAGGAAAGCCGAGCGAAGCGAGCTGATAGGCTTCTCGACGACAACGAAGCGATGCTGGCGGGGATGCTCAAGGCGGAAGGCTACGACGTAGCGCGCATTGCGCGCAGGCTGAAGGCGACCCCCGGCAGGGTCCGCCAAGCCCTGGACAAGCTGAAGGCACGCCAAACGCCCCCAGAGCCCGTTTCCCGCGCTTGCGCGGCGTGCGGCGTCCTATGCCACCCCGACGAGCCTTGCGCCAACTGCGCGTGGCTGGTGCTGCTCCAAGAGCAAGAAGCGTGGCTGGACGCGCTGCTGACGCCCGACCAACCCGCGACTCCCCTCGCGCCCGAGCCGGGTAAGCCGGCCCCCGTGCCGGCGCGCCCGGCGCAGGGAACCACCAAGCCCCATCGCAAGCGCCGCTAGCATCTTGGCCCTATAGACTGCGGCAAACAGCGCGCATTGCGCCCAAGCGCAGGGTATGCTAGCATACTGTACAAAGATACTGTATTGAGTAGACTAGAAAGAAGTCTACAATGAACACCGGAGAACCCTCCCCCCCCTAATAATATCTATTATTAGGGGGATAGAGAGTAGGAGAGATAGGAAAGACAGAGAAGGGGAGAAGCGGTTGCTTTCCCCCTCTGTTGGAATCTGAAAAGTATTCCGGCGCGTCCGCCGGCCCTGCGGGATCGTGCTACTCCGGCGCGTCCGCCGGCCCTGCGGGATCGTGCTACTCCGGCGCGTCCGCCGGCCCTGCGGGATCGTGCTACTCCGGCGCGTCCGCCGGCCCTGCGGGATCGTGCTACTCCGGCGCGTCCGCCGGCC